ACTCGTTGTAATTCTCGCCAAACACCAAAGGTATTTGTACCCCCATCATACCGCCGCTGGTTATGTCCGTATCGTTGATGTGAATGGTTTTGGCAAAGAACCCGGTATAGCTTGTATCAATCCCGTTTGGGTAGCGGTCAGCCGGGAAAGCATACCCACCCGAATAGATGTTAACACCCCTGCGTTTCTCCTCAGCTTCGGTTGTATCGTCATCGGTTGCCCATGCCAATACCGTCGTAGACTTGTACGAATCAATTATCTTAACCTCGTTATTTTTAACCCCCCGCGCCAACAAATCGTATTGGTCGGAGTTCTTGAAGAAGCCGTTGAATGAGGTTGCTACCGTTGCGCCTGTGGCGTTGGGTCGGTACTTTAGATAATAATCGTCCTTTGGGTAGGCGTACACCTTACGGGCTAATACGTCCGTTTCCCAGGCTAGATTAAAAATATAGGTAAGGTCTTCAATAATGAACTTTGTAAACCATGTGCCGGGTATAATATCGGATAGTGCGTACACTTCGCCCAAATTAAAGCTTTCCTTTTCGGCCTGGACACTAACCACACCTTCAATTGTGGCATTCAGCGTTACGCCTTCGTATTTTAAATATAATTCCACTGTGTGCGTCTCGTTCAGGTCTTGAATCTGCTCAAAAATAATCGACTCATCAAAGACAAAGCTGGTATTCCAGTCATGCCCGGCGGCTATGTCGTACACATGCACCACGTTTCCGTTCACCTTGTAGACTAAAACCAGTTCGTTGAATGCCCCAGGGTCGCCAGAAGTAGCCGTGACGGTAACGTTTAGCTCTGCAATGAGGTCGTACAAGGCGGTAAGTGGGGTAGTGTATATGCCTCCTGTGTAGTTCCCGCCGTTGTCAAAGTTGGGTGCTGTGGTTGTGTCGCTAAAAACCAAAAGCGTTTCGCCTGCTGTGGTAACGACTATGTTGATGGTTAGCGGGGTAGTAGTGGAGGCTCTTAGGTTTACGTTGTCTTGGAAAAATTCAGGGTCAAGCTGTAACCCAAACGGAATAATAAGGCGGTTCAGCGGGTCGCTATCAAACACGCTTACAAACTCATACCCGTACTGCTGGAATGCCTTTTGCAGGATGCGCCACACAAACACGCACGGGGTAAACTCTTCGTGGCGTACCTTGTCTGTATCAATCCACTCTTGCCACTTCATCAAGATAAAACAGCTTTCCGCCGTGGTCGGGTCTACGTTTTCCTCTACATCCGCAACGCTTATGGTTAGATTGCCCCAATCTAATGCCCTTACAAGCGTGTTGCCCACGTCGGTGAACCAATCCGCATTGTTCCCAATAAGGGCAACTTTGTAATTTTCTGGTGTAAATCCCGTTGGCGTGGCTTTAAGGTCAACGCCGTCGACGCGTGCCTTACCTTCCAGAATTGGCAGTCCTTTGGATTCAAGTCGGGCGGGTAAGAACTTATAGGCTTGCACTGTGCTTGCTCCAGGTATTTCGATATTCTCGAATATTCGCTGGGTTCTTTTGGTTGCTGGAATTTTAACAAGTCGGGAAGAGTGCGCCCCTTGGATTTTGCCGGGTACAATGCCTTCAATCGAATAGGAAATGGCGACATCTAAACCTTTTTGGTCAATGTCGATTAGATTCCCGTCAATGTAAAGGCGTTCATTCATAAAATACCTGTTTTGTGGTATTGTTTGAGGTTTAGTATTTTGTAACTTGCATGAAAATCAACGACATGCGAGAACGACTAATTAAAGTTTACAATTGCGACCACTGCAAGAAAATGTACCAACGCAAACATGCTTGCGAAGTACACGAAAAAGATTGTATGAAAAACCCGGCCAATTATCGCCCATGTTTGGATTGCGTCAATCTAACAATGATTGAACAAATCATCTATGGCGATGATTGGACAGGCGGGGAAACTCAAACAAAAGTAAATGCTTTCTTTTGTCGCGCCAAAGGGATCGCCCTTTATCCGCCAAAGACCGAAAATAGGGGTAATGGGATGGTTTACGAATTTGGAGATTATCCAAACGAACCAATGCCAAAGAAATGCGATCAAGCAGATATTTTATACATGCAAGACGAACCGCCCCTATTTTAAAATTATAGCCTCGCACTTTAGCGGGGCTTTTTTATTTACAACCCACTCACCGCTTTAAGTGGGAAAAGAATTGTGAACTTCACCTCCAATTCAACTTCCCGGTTATCCAATGTCGGCACGGTTGCATTATCAATCACCACCGCCACGTATTGCCCGCCCACGTTCAAATACACCTCTGGCGATTCAAACAGCGTTGCAATGTATTCACCGTCCTCTTGCGGTATACTGGTGTTCACCTCAATTTCTTTCCGGCTCTGGATGTTGGTCTTTAACATCCGCTTATCGTAACTATTCGCCCGTGGTGCTGTGAAGTTCCACGTTTGCGCCACGTCTATATTTTCACTGTCTGTTTTCACTTGGTCGGTGAACTTGCCGCAGAACACGTAGCTTTCAGCCCCGCCGTACTTCCCAAACCAATGCAGCTCCAGTTTATCGGGGCATCCTTGCTCAATGTTGAATACCAGTACCTCACTGCTGCCAACGAAAAAACCAGAATACACCCCGGCTTGCACCGTGTAGTAAGAGTACCCGCTGGATGAAGTTGGAAATGTTCCAGAGTGATATACAAGCCCACCCCCGGCGGTTTGGCCTAGGATGTTGGCCAAACCTACACTAAAGGTCTGCATCCCGTAGCTCGAAAAGCTATTCACAAGGTCGATAACCACCGTCAACGCTGGTACCCCGGCTAGGTCGTAAAAAACGAACTCACCCGCGTTTGTCCCATAGATTAGGTAACTCAAAAAGATATTGTCTGCATCAGCTACCCGACGTGCTTCACGTTGTGCGGTTAAGAACTGGAACCGGCCATCACCTGTTGGCTGTTGAAATATCGAAAGACTGTAATCGTAATCCCAATAATCAGAAGACAATGCGTAACCTGTGGTGCTTGTTTGCGCGGCTGTGCTGGTCACTAAATACCCGCTACTATTGATCGTTTCGGGGTAGATGTTGATATAAGTACTTTTGAAACAGTCTGTATTTAATTGGCGGTAAAAGTCGTTAAGCGTTCCAAAAACGGAGGTAATTTGATCAACTGCGGGCGCAACATTTGCCCCAACATAACCGGAAGAATCTAGCACAAAAATACCGCTTGTGCCGCTTGTTCCCGAATACGATGCGCGGTAATTGCCCACATTAGCCCCGGCAACAAAGATACTAATATACAACTGCTCGACCCCGTCCGGTTGAATGTTCCGATACGTGATGGGGTAAATGGTGCTGCTGATAGTGTCCGGGTAGTGCGTGTAGGCCATTATCTTCCAATTTGTGTTTTAAAATACGATTCCAAAACAAAGTTAATACTTTCTTCGACACCGCGTTCAATAAGTTGCGCTAACTCAGGCTCAATACCATCTAGCGCCGCTTCAATAAACCCCGTCCGCTTTCCCGTAGATGAAAACCGGGCGCTTGCTTTGCTGGGCATTCCCTCTTTCTTGTGCTTGCTTGCAATGGCAAAGGCAATACTTCGTGCTTCACGGTCACTTTTGCCCATGCGCTTTTTCACGTAGTCGATTAATCCGGCAATGTACTTAGACGTTCTTGCCCCGCTGCCCGGTGAATAGGGAATGTTTGCAGCCGTTACCCCTGTGTTGATGTTGGCCATATAGTCAACCACGTAGCCCTGTATCACAATATCGGCATCCGCTACAATCCGCGTTTCAAGCTGCTGGATTGCGTTGCCCGTCAGGTTGTGGCCTTGTGCCTTCCACTGGATAGCAACGGCTTGAATGGCTAGGTTTGCGATCTGCTGAACGAGGGAGGTATCTAGCATGTCGCCTTTGTTACAAAGGTAAACGTAGCAATAACCGTAATGACCCGCCGCTGCAAAGCAAAACTGTCTAGTGTAAAATTAACCGTGCCTTGCACCTTTCCCGTAGTGATGTAGCCTTGCATCTCCTTAACCCATCGCTCAGCATATGTAATAAGCGTAGACCACTTAACCACCTGCGTATCTGTGTTGGCTTCACCGTCGTCATCGTAGCCCAACAAATCATCAAAAAATACCTGGCATTGGTAGGTATCATTGCGCCCGTTCGGTTCGTGGTCAAGGGTCGGGACTGCAAACAATACCCGCGGGTAAAGATCAGTTTGGTCTTCGCCGGGTGCATCGTACGTCTGTGAGCGCGTCCTATCGCTAGGCCACCCGAACGAATACCCATTAAGCCCCGCGATTGCGTCGGTTACGGTTTTGAACTGCTCGTTTATTTGCAATAGCGTCATTGACTTTATTTATATCGGCCTGGAGGCTAAGGTATGTCATTACTTCATACAAGTTTGCCTTTTCAGCCGATTGGATTGCATTCATTCCTGCTATACTGAATAGCCCACATTTGGCCACTTCGATGATGGTAATGTACCACCCGTACTTCCGCATTACCCCAGCTAGGTCGTTTGGAGATCCTAAGCCGCCCGTCTTAACAAAGACAGGTTTAAACCTAGCACGTAATTGAGACTTAACGTCTTCAAAAAAAAACCTACTTCGTACAAGGTCTGGAGGGGCAGCGTCTTGAATCTTGCTCGATTGCGGTTATAAACTTCTTCGCTGTATTCCTCGTTTTCTTTCCTCAAGATCACCGAACAAACGTTTAGCAACCCTTCAAAATTGCCGTCCTTGATTTGTTCGGCGTTCTCTTCGTACTGTGCACTTTCGGCAAACTCTTGCAGGGTTGACTGGCTCATAAGCTTTGTAGGTAGTTTGTACACCTCCCCGTCGATTAAGTACAATTGCTTGTATTGTACATCGCCTGGGTTACGCATTGCGCCGATACAATAGTGGTAAAGGTATTCCAGATGGTCGGGGCTTGTTTGGCTTAATGTTGCGTTATCAATCGCGCAAAAGTGCGAAACGACGCGGCACATGTACGGGTAGAGGTGTGCTGAAATCCAGACCTTAGATTGCATTTTCTTCTCAATTGCTGCCACCCGCTTTTCGTTTATCGGTTCTTCACTTACTGCGTCGCTTAATTCCAGCATCAAGGCCGGGCGTGTAGGGTATACGTCACGGTAAAACTCAATAACTTGCTGAATTATCACATCTTCGCAGGTTTCAGGATGGGCGTACTTTTGGTTATTCAGCGAAAAAACTATCATCCCCCTTGGTTTTTCTTGGTTTTGGCAATGGATCGTTTTTGGTGTCCTGAGAGTAAGCCAGCACGTCAGTAGACACCGCCTTAACTGGTTCCGCCTTCTTCAGCGGCTGCGGCTTAATTGTTTCAACTGCTTTCGGTCGGTCAATGCGCGGTACTTCCCGGCCTATGCGTAGCGACGCGGTTTCCAATGCGCTCTTGCACCTAAGCCACATCCGGCGATTATGGTCAGTTGTGCCTAGTAACTCAATCACGTCGGAAAGGAGCGCTGTTATTTTGTCGGCAATTTGGTTTTCTTTTTCGGTCATTTTGAATATGCTAAAACGGTTGAACCTTCGATTAATCGGGTAGCGCAATATCTGGCCGCGTCAAGGGCGTGGTCATGCGCCGCTACTGGTATGCTTGCTTTCTTATCGTTCCAAACGTAGTTTCTCAATTCGTGTTTTAGGTTGTAGCTTTCCGGAGTTACGACAAACTGAAACTTACTAAGCTCCCGTATCCCCTCCTTAATGCTATCCTTCCCCTTGCTTGCGTTCTGCATGTTCAACCCGTTACGGGCAAACATTTTAATTAGGCGCGGCTCGCTGGTATCGTTCACCACTAGCGCGTTTGGCTCTACCCGGTCAAGCATTATCGCCAGTGCTGCCTCATCGCTCAGGTTCGTCTTGTAAATTTCTTCGTGCATGTAAATTTGCATTGTCTTTGTATCTACCGCTACCTTTACCAGTGCCAACGGGTCAGGGAAGAAGCCCAGGTCAAGGCCATAACCGAATGGTAACGATTCATCAAACGATCCCTCTACCCAGTTGGGATAAATTACGCCCTCTTTTCTGGTCAGCCATTGGCCTAAGTAGCGGTGCGCGTATGCTGCTGGGTTATCTCGTTTGAGGTTTTCTATCTTGGTTATATAGTCCTCATTCAAATGCCCTGCGTTATCAAACCACGTTGTATGGATGTGGGTAATGTCTGGGTGCGTGCTTATCGGTATTTGATGCCCATCAATTATTTCCATCCGGTGTGACTTTTCAAACCATCGTTCCCAAATCCAGTGTTCAGTATCTTGTGGGTTCATTATCAAAACAACAATGTTAGGCAGGTCTTTTTGCCTTATGCTGTCGTCTATGATAATGAAATCCTTTTCACTTACAAATTCCTCAGCTTCATCGACTACAAAAACGTTCAGGCCGGGTATTGATTTAAGCCTAGCCGTTTCCGTTCCACTTGCTGCCTTGATACCGGAGAAGATAATACTGCTCCCCGTGTCGCGGCATTCAACCAAACCGCTTGTTACCCGGCACCGATCAGCAACGCCAATCAAATGCAGCTTTTCGGTAAACTCTGGTATGATTGAAATTTCGGCGCTCTTTAGCGTCCATCTAGTAAACAGCACCTTCCAATTCTTGAAGGTCGTTATGTTCTTACATAGCCATTCGGAAACGGCGAACGACTTTTGAGAACCCCTACCCCCCGTCAGCAGGTAGTACCTCGTTCTCCTGTCTTTCAGGGGAAAGTACTTTCTTGAGATTTCCAAATTCATCATAAGCAAATCCGTCTGTGTAGATTGTCTTTCCGGTTATCGTTTCGCCATTGCTCACTATGTCAATATGTTCCTTTGGCTTCCCATAAGCCCGGTTAAGCAGCATCTCAGCCGCTTTTAAGTCGCCCTTTATTGCCTTACTGCGGATTACCTTTAGAATCGCCTCTGCTGCGCTCATTCCATTCTGCTCGTCTGCTAGGACTTCGGCAATCAGTAGGTCGAGGGCGGGTAGTTTCTTCGGGCGACCTTTGGGGTTTAATACCTCGCCTTTCTTTATCCGCTTTAGCGTTCCCCCATTCCTTCCCGGCATTGTGTCTTTTTCCATTTACGTATTTTTTACGTGTTTACCGTTTCCAATAATCCGTCGTATTCGTCTAGCACGTCATCCAGTGAATGTGGAGCGTATGGGTCATAAGAAACAAAACGCTTTGTAGTTGTGTCCCATCGTTTAGAAAGGTTATCCAAAGTCTTACGCCGTATCTTTCGGATTACTTCGTTTGGTATGTAACTTTCCAAAAACCAAGTAGGTAATTTTTCTTCCACGCCGTATTCTCTTGTCAAGTCCCCAATATCGTAATGGTCTAAAATATACTTGTATTGCTCCCCCCTGCGTAAGGCTCGGAATTTCGAGTTGAACGTAAAGAGGTTGAAAATCTTTTCCGAGTTCTTAGCCCCGCCCCTTAAAACGCAAATATCAGAAAGCAACGAGGCTTCTGATTCTAAAGGGGAACGCTGGAAAAACTTAACCGTCCTCCCTTCGTTCCATGTTACCGAAAATTCCATATCATATAGAACCTTTATAGCTTTCTCCGAAAACTCGTTTTTGTAAAATAGATTTACAGCAGCATAAGCAGCAGGAGTAATAGGGGATGGCCTGAACGGGGTATTAGTCATCTTGATACGCATTTTCTTACCGTCAAAGTCAACCCGGTTTAAGCGCTCTACCATATCTAACCACAATTCCCAATCTTCCTGCGTTGCACCCTCCAATCCAATGATGTTGTAAAGATTTACGTCTATACCTTTGTTTTTGGTTTTCTTGAGCACATCTATAAAGAATTGCTCTATCTGCTCGTTAGGCAATCGCCTATTGTGTAAATACCTGCTTCGCTCTGATATTCCATCTAGCGCGGTTATAATGTCCGGCTTAGACCCATCATACAAGCAAGAATCCATCCATTCTAATTCCATGCTTTTGCCCGTGGAAAACTCCATGACAAAATCTTTCCGGCCTTCGTGCTTTCGGGCATAAGTGTAATGGCAATAAGTGCATTTGTTTGGGCATCCATGCATTTCTTCTTTAAGCGAAAACTTTTTCCCGCCTATTTGCATATCCTCAATTACCAACATTTTTTCAGTCTGCCTAAAAATAATTGAGTGTAATCCTTGTTCCTTGATGCGCATTAAGGAATCTGATGGGTAGTCGAACCAAGATTTTACTATCTTCCCAAATTCGCCCTCTGATCTTCCGAAATAAGCAAAGTCTAACCATTCTTGGACGTGGTAGGGGTTTTGCATTCCAAATCCGCCGCCACAAACCAAAAATTTACGATTTTCTTTTCTCCATTCTGGAATTTTATAGACCGCCTTAGCAAAGGCAATCATATCATAATTAGAGGTGAAAGACACTAAAATTAAATCGTATTTGTACGCCGTCTCTGGCACACAATGCTCAACTTCTACACCGGTTTCCCCTTGCACATCCATAGCCACGATGATAGCCCCACCATTGCCAAGCCCCAAAAAGCTACTATTCTTGTGTCGCTTTGCACCTGCATTTTCCCCATCGAATATTAAAAAGGCTATCTTCTTGTCCATCAGTTTATTTTAAAAAGGAAAACCCGCACTTTGGGCAATCTATTTCCTCTTTCTTTTTACTTCCTTCCGCGCCGGGCATGTCGTCATCTATTCCGCCAAAATCCATTTCTTGCGGAATATGCAACCCCCACGCACTTAAATCGTCTGCATCCCAATTATTCGCCAATTCATCCCAATCCCATTCTCCAAAGCCAACATTATCCGCAATTACAAACCGCTGCTTTTCTTCGGGGGTTAGTTCGTTGGCTCGCTTCACCCAATTATCTGGAATTTCCTTGTAGTTTAGTTCTTGCAATGCCTTTAGGCGCATGTTCCCGCCTAGTACAAACCCATTCTCGTCCACCACGATAGGCCGTAACTCCATCATCTTTGGGAACTCCGAAATACTTTGCTTTAGCTTGGCAAATTTTTCATCCCTTAGTATCCGGGGGTTATCTGGATTGGCTTTAATTTCCTTTAGCTTCATCTAGTGGTTTTAAATGGCTTGCACCAACTTTGAAAACTTGCACCTTGACTAACTTTCCATTTTGCGAGGTGAGTATTTTGTGGACTTTGCAAAGGTACAAGTATCCGCCCTCTGTGTTAGTATTGTAGACGCTTTTAACAGCATCCTTGTTACAGCCCTTTACACAACACTTATCCATATCATTTAATTAGGCACCTGAAACACCGTCAACCCGCACCGGGGCACCACGGTAGTCCACAAATCAATTCGCTGCCAGTTCGTGTTTCGTTTGATCCACTCAATCGTTTCCTTTTCATCCGGGCAATGCGCCCAGGCTTGTAGATCTTCGTCCCACTTCCCGCCGTAATTGTCCAGGACCCATTGCTTGTCCTTGTCGATGTCTGCTTGCTTCCAATGGCCTGTATCGTGCAAGATAAACAGTGCGCCGGAACCAAGGACATTTACTAGCCCTTTGACCACTTCGATGTTGTCCTTTAGCTTGTGACTTGCATCAACAAACACAAGATCGGGTATTCCACGCACAAAATCAATAGGCGCGGTCATATTTTGTTCAAAGCACAACATTCCGTTTGTACCTTGCCCGCGTTGTAGTTCCTTTACTTCGTCGCTTATTGTCGAGTCCACGGCATAGATGAAGGGTACACCAGCATTGATCCAGACGCGCAAACTTTGGCCGATTAAGCAGCCGATTTCGAGGACTACCTGGGGTTTGACCATATGGCATAGGCCGTACAAGAAAAGTGCCTCGTCGGACTGAATAGGCCCCAACGTCGTTTCGTTAAACGGGTGCAGGAAACTTGTATTGTACTGGCTCATGGCTTCCATCGGTTTGGGTTTAAGTAATCCGGTTTGCTTTCAATTGTTGTATACTGGTCGTGGTTTGCTTTCATATCCTCAACCCATACTTCCGCAACGCGTGGGGTAAGCACATTGTACTTTGGATCATCGTGGTTTTCGTGTAGTACCCAAGTATCTACCTCGTTTGGAGTTGCCGTTGTAAATCCAAAAGTGTACCGCTGCTTCATAAATGCCATGTCCACCGTCCCCCAGTTGCTACTTTCTGGCATCCCTTTAAACCGCTTCCAAGTATCAGTTGTTGCGCTGCAAAATATCCACGAATCAAAAGGCCGATTATCTGCCTCCAAGTTATTCGGATGAAAATCGTGGTTTGAATCGCCGTAATCGTAAAAATCTGGACAAATAGCCTTAAACCGCTGAATTGACCAATCCGCCGTACCTCCTTTGCTGCGGTCATCCATGAGCAAGAAAAACCAATCTTCATATCTTAATTGCAATTCAACTGGCAGATAATACCCCCTAAACATCACAAAGTCGATCCCCTCCTGTGCAGCGTTGATTGCATCGAACGTGTAAATACCCGGTACAATTTCAGGGTGTGTAGGGATAACCCGTTCAGCCCCTAGCGCATGGATTGCAAAGCTTATGCCCATGTTCAGGAACGCCGCACTGTCACGCCACACCCCCGGCTGTTTGTCGGTGAGCTTGAAGTAAAAAACATCGATGTTATTGGAATATATTTTGCACACCTGCAAAGTGTCGTCTGTGCTACCGTCGTCAAGAACCACCACGCAATCCTCTGTGCCCATGCTTTCCTGGTAAGCGTACATTGATTGCCGCATCAAGTGGCCTCGGTTGTACGTCCCGAAAACTACGACGTTGCGGTAGGGTTTATGCCAATGCTTTTTGCCATTGTTCCAAAGCGGATCTATAAAGTACAACATAGGGATGTTGATTATTTGGGTCGTGAAATTGGTTATCGAAGTCCTCGTTAAGCTCCATAAAGATAGCTTCTTTTTTCAAGTTGGCAAACACATTGCTTGCCCGGCTGTGGTGTATAGTAGCGTACCCAGTCACGGCTGCGTAGCCTTGCGTGTCCATCCAGCGTTTCAATACCACGCCGCTCCAAATATCAGCAAAGCGGTCGCCAACTGGTAGGTCAAACTCTGCAAGTCGTTTGCCCATCGGAGCTTGGTACACATACGGCATTAGTTCACGTCGGAAAGCAAAATTCATGGCGCATAACGGAAACAGTGCGCCCGTTGGGATGCTGGTTTTGTTAAACGCAATGTCTTTCACGTCGGGGTTAAGGAACTGCGTAGGTGCGTCGAAATCAGGAACCCCGTTCCAAACCCCGTGCGACAACATTACAGGCCATTTTTCGCCACCCACAGGAATGCCCCGAACCCTCCAATCTTGCGCCGTTGACATCCATGTTGGGGAGACGGATATTGAAAGCGCGTTGATGTGACCCTGTATTGGGTCATTGACGGGGTAAACGTCGTCATCCAAAGAGATAATAATATCCGCGCCCCACTCATGCGCAAAAAGAAACCCAGCATTTCTACAACAATCCGACTTATTGAACAACCAGTTTTGGCTCTTGTTAGCTATAAAAGTTTGCCCTGTGTCATCAGGTAAGCTAAACTTTACGACAGGCCATTCCCCCGAATCATCAACTTTAAAAAGCCCTATTTGATGTTTTAAGAAAAGCGGTTTCCACGCCTCAAAAAACAATTTCCAGCTTTCCGGGCGTATGGTTGGTACAACGACTGCGATTTTTTGGCTCATAACGACTCTAAAATTTCAACACGTTTTAAATTCAATTTCTCCAAATCTCTGTTTTCAGTTATCCACTGTCTGCCTTCCTCGATTGTTAGGTGATAGTCCGCATCGTCTTTCAATAGCCCCATGAACTCCTTGATCAATCCGCCTGCACTATCGTAATGACGCACCCCCGGATGATTGAACTCAGCAAACCCAGTCGGCGCATACGGCACAATCCCCGCAACCAGCATTTCCATAGCAAAAATATTGCTTTTGGCATGGTTAAACGGATGGTCAACAAGCGGAAAAACACCGTAATCCGCTCCTGTATTGCGCAACTCCTCGAAGTAATGGAAGACAAACGGCCGCCAATCACGGGACAAAATGCCTGGGTAGTGGGTTTCAACATACGCTTTTAAGATCCCAATCCAACCAATGTTGGTGGTTTCATTCAATACCGCCCACTTCCAGAAAGAGTCAACTGTTTTTAGATCCTCCATGTGAGTCATTGATCCCCGCCAAAAGATTTTGATAAGCGCATCCGGGTTCATTTGCCCGTCTTTTTGCGATGGCGCATACCGGGACCTAACTGCTGGGTTAGTTTGTATTTGATTCGTAAAGGGCGTGGTTTTTAGGTCTATCCCGTTTGGAATGACTGTTATGCTCTTGTGCCATTGCCTGAACGCATCCTCCAGTACAGGCGTAGATACGATCACGTGGTCCGCATACTCGAAAGAATCCACAATGGTTTTTCTAACATCCTCCCGGTTGAAATGTGAGCTTGCCGGGTTAGTTAATGGCACATTGGTAAGTAAATCATCGTGGTCAAAAATGATCTTGCCGTCACGGCGCATACGCTTGTAATCTCGGATAATCCCTAACATGGAATCACCATTAGGCCGGGAAAAAAACATCACATCACATTGGAAATAATCTTCCCATTTGCTGTCGGGGCGAATGATTACAATCCTGTATTTAGGGTGTGCTTTTGAAAGCCGGGTAAACGCACCTACGGTTCGATAAAAATCTGTCGCAGGTGATTCGTTGTTTATTAGGATTCCTATTGTCATTTGGTTGTTTTTTTAAGTGTTGCTAAATCCTCCATTTGTGATAATAGCATGTCTATATATCGCATGTTTGGATTTTCTTTTTCAAGCTCAATAAAGGCAATGCAATGTAAAATACGCATATGGTTTTCAGGTATCAATCTGACACCGTTTTCAATTTGCCCGTTGCTGTTTTCTGCTTCCACGCTACAAGATAGCCTTTCCAGCTCTCCCCACCCCTCCAGCAGCACCTCAAGCGCCTGGTTAGCGGTCGTATTTGTTCCTCGCTTGGCTTGCAAGAATCCTACCACCTCCATCAGCCGGGCATGTGTGGCCTCGGTTAGTGAGATGCTTTTCTTCCGTATTAATTCAGTATTGCTCATTTTCGCTTTTGGTTTAAAAAAACCGGGCGCACAACCTAGCCTAAATCAGTAGTATGAATGCGAAACGTAAAAAACTCTGCAATTCAAAGATACGACTATTTTTATATTTTTTATAGTTTTAGGCAAAAAAGTTTGCAGGTTTGAAAAATAGGTGTATATTTGCAGTACGATATAACGCTTAGAGGTGAGAGCCTAACCGTCATATTATGAGGATTTAGTAGTTAAACAAAGCCCGGCGCTCTCACAATAGCCGGGCTTTTGTATTTTTAGTCAACTACTAACATCAACGATATGTCAAAAATTACACGCCAAAAGCGTACCGAAAACTACACCGTCGTAAACAACGACATTCTACAAAATACCGACCTTTCCTGGGCTGCCAAAGGCATGCTGGTTTACTTGCTCCATTTACCGGACGACTGGCAAATTAATGTTGCCGATCTTTCCAATCGTTCCCGAAATGGCCGTGATGGTACGGCGGGCATCATTAAGGAATTAATGGCCGAAGGCTATATTTTACGGGTGAAGATCAAGAACGAAAAAAGCCAATTTAAAGGCTATGATTATACCGTAACCGATGAACCCGTAAACGGGAAAGCCGTAAACGGAGATTCCGTAAACGGGAAAGCCGTAACAAGTAAGTACTATCTTAAACAAGTACTAAATAAAGAAAATACTATTGAAGAACCTCAAAAGGAAAAATCAATTCCATCAAAGGAACAAAAGGAGAAGAAACCTAAAGGACAACCTAAACATATCTTCCCTCCAACCTTGGAAGAGGTGATACCGTTGATGTACGCTAAGCTCGTTGAAAAAAAACGAATCCACACGAATATCGTCGACTGCTGGAACAACGCCAACATGCAGGCTGAAAAATTCCATATCCATTGGGAGGAAAAAGGATGGAAGATTGAAAAGTTGAATCTGGCAATTGCCAAGTGGATCAACAACTCAATCAGTTACGGACAAGTTACCAAGCCCTGCCCCATCCAATACCCCAACAACCCCGCGAACGCACAGCCCGCACAACCTACTAAAGTACACGTCGAAGAACGCCCCGTATTAACTCAACAGGACATTGAAACCAGCTCTGCGCACTTGGCAGCGGTTGGGGATGTGTTCAAACAGATGGGGGTAAGAGTATGAACCGCACAGAATTTTCCAAAGCAATCCAAGAACTACACGCACCTGCACAACGCCAAAAGAAATTAGCAGACGCGGTAGGATTGAAGCACGGGGCAACATCTAAGCAGTACAAAGATGAGTATGCAAAGTATGCTAAATTATTGCTTTCAATCGTCCCAAAAGAGCATGAAATCTGGTGCCAATTCTGTATCTTTCTTTTTACCGAAGCAATCCAGAACGGAAAGCCAAAAGAACGGGTGCTTGCCGAAATAATCGAAACGGGTAAGCACATGGAAGAAAGCAAAAAGCCAGATTGGCGGAATATTTACAAATCAATATCAGCCTTATGAAAAAGACAAACACAATCCACGTTGAAGCGTCCATTATCGGCACGCTGCTTTGCGCTCCTGAGTACTTTGCCACGGCAAATAAGACGTTGAAGCCTGAAATGTTTCAGCACTACCGCGCCTTTTACGACTGGATGCACGACCTAGACGTAAATAAAATGATGTTGTGGGATATTCAGATGGTCACGTCAAAGTTTGGGGACATTTCGGATTTGATTGTAGCCTCTGAACCGGAAACATGCAGCGCACAGATTACCTACCTCAAAGAAGAATACGACCGGATTCAAGACGGTTACAAGTACATTAGTGCCGCCGCAATGCTGGAAGTAGACAGCCCGTATAACGTCCGTGAATATATTCTAGCGCAGATCGGAGAAAACAATGAAATCGAAGCCGAAAAGACACGCGGCGATAAAATGTATGAAGCATGGCAGGACATTGAAACCGGGCAAATCGGGGTGTCTACCTGCTGGAAGGACTTCAACAACATCACAGGCGGCGTTCAGAAAGGCCAAACTGGATTTATTGCGGGAACAACGGGTACAGGCAAAACTGAAAAGGCTTTAAAAATGCTTTTGGAATTGGCCAAAGCTGGCAAACCTGTTGCATTTTTTTCGATGGAGCTTACTGAAAAACAGATCTGGCAGCGCGTGTACAAGATCGAAAGCGGGCTATCCATGAAGGATTTGTCCAGCAGGGTATACGATCCAGTGACCGGAAAATACAAACTGGTACTACCTGAATACAAAATGAAAATGCTTTCGGATGCTTTGGAGCGGGTTGCATCTATCCCGTTCTACGTTTTCGATATGAAGGAAACGACCAATAAAGGCACGTTGATTCGACAAAAAATCCGCTGGTGCATTCGGAAATACGATCTATTTGCCTACTGCCTGGACTACATCCAGCTTTGTGAAACTGGAATAGAGAAGATTGACAACGGCGGCAACGATGTGAAGATCTTGTCTAAGCTATCAAAAGACTTTTCTGCGTTCAACAAGGCATCTAACGTGGTCGGTGTGCTGCTTTCTCAGTTTAACCGAGGTGTTGATACCCGCGCAGATAGAAGACCGCACAAAGAGGATCTATTAGGCTCATCGGCAATGGAACACGCGGCGGACTGGATATTACTTTTGTTTCGCCCTGGTGCTTATGAGGATTGGAGCGAGCAACACCATGAGAGCGGGGCAATTGTGACCCGCTATAACTACAAAGGAACGTCATACAACCGTTACGACTGCGAATACATCATTGCAAAAAACCGGGCATTTGATGGTCAAACCGGGTCATGGTGGGAATGGCAAGAGCCAGTATCAAATCAATTCCCAGTCAAATCCGAACCAGCAAAGCAACAAGAGAATGAGGTCATTTCCCAGGCCGGGCGGGAGAACCTGGAATCGGAACTACCTTTTTAACCTGTCTACGACATCAATGTCGTGAACATAAATACCATGTTTTGGGTATGTTTTGGTAATTTAAAAATCCCGAAATTGCAGTATCATTTAAAACAAACGTTATGAAAAACAAAATTATTAAGGCCATCGCGGAGTATTTGGAACAAAAAACCATTTGGGTCTTCAATTATGACGACTCTCTTCGTGAAATATACGCTAATTGGCCTTGCGAACAATCTGTTATCGCTAAGGAAATAGCTGATGCGATTTCCCCGCACATGGAAGAATCGGATTTTCCATTTTCCAAACTATTTGACCACATGTCGAATGAACACGGGCTGACGCTGACTAATACTGAGTTGGGGGATATTATCAATATTGCTCGTGGAAAATAAAACGGGGAGCGCCACCCGTCGAGTAAGCGCGATTATTTATTTTTTGTTTGGGTAATTAATGGGTTAAAATTTGCGGCTGGGTGAGATCCTGGCCGCTTTTTAAATCCGAAAAAGCAACTAATATGATAGATAAAACCTTAGCACTAATCAAGCGCTACACCGGGTTAGAATTACAACTTTGTGACTACTTCACCGGGGTAAAGAAAAGCGGAAAAGATAAATATTTTAACATCATCTTGAGCGATCCAATTTACGAATCTAGGGAACATGCTACCCTAGAAAGATTTGCGAATCAATACGGCCTGATAAAAGTAGAACCAAATGGGTATAAGCGTTTGGCGATTTTCCGAGTTGTTAAAAAAGCAACCAATCAGAAAATAAATTTAAAAAATAATCCTCAAAACTTGCACGTTGTTTAAAAGCAACGTATATTGCAGTATCATTTAAAACAAACGAACATGAAAGTTTACGATTACTCTTTTCAGATTGGCTTAGCTACTTCTAGCGCAATTGTTCAGGTTGACAACGCCCGCCCTGAGCCAAATATGTTCCCATTCTTCTTCACCAACTACGACGTGGTTGTGGCTGGAATCGAATTGGGAATTATCCCGCAGCCAGAGGACATGGACAAAACCCGTATTGGGTACGAACATCCAGCCTTTTCTGCTTCTGTTCGTGCTGACAATGGGAATTACCGGATGCAATACTATCAAATGTATGAGGTGTTGAAAGAGCTTTCTGGGGAAGAAAGCGAAGCTATTATTTTGCACCTGGCAATGCAACAGCCAGAAATTAGCAACCAAATTTTGCAAGAACTAATTTAAATTGCCCCACTCTGAGCAACGCACCAAGTACGGTGCGTTTGTTCGGGGGAAAATAAAAACGACAATGAGCCAAGAATTAACCACCATAAACGAAAAGATTGCAAGCTTAGAACCTCAAATGCTCAAAAATCTGAGTGAGCAAACAGTACGCCGGGAACTAAGTTTCGCAAAGCAATTAGTCGGAAGCAGCAAGCAATTGCAAGAATGCACAATGCCAAGTGTGCTTACCGCGATTTACAACATTTGTAACATCGGGTTAAGTCTTAACCCCGCTGCAAAAGAGGCATATATAGTGCCTCGTTATAATTCCCAAAACAAATGCAAAGAAGCAAGCCTACAGCCGTCCTACATTGGCCTGGTAAAACTTTTAACCGACGCGGGTACAATTACCCAGTGCGTTACAAATATCGTCCATGAGGGCGACGTATTTGAGATGGATATCGCAAACGGAACCGTAAAGCACTTGCCTTGCCTGATCCGAGCAAACAAAGGCGCAAAGATTGGATGTTACGCAATGGCCACCCTGCCAAACGGAGCAAAGCAAGTTGAGTGGATGGAGCTAGAAGACATCCATGCAATTCGCGATTGCTCCGAAAGCTGGAAGAATGAAAACACCCGCGCTTACTCACCTTGGATGAAGCATGAGGATGAAATGAGCCGCAAAACGGTTATCCGCCGTCTGTACAAATATTTACCCCGTAGCGGATCGTCTGCAAAGATTACGCGTGTTGATGAAGTTATACAAATTGACGATGCGCAATACAACGCGACGTTTGGCCAATTGGGCTACATTGAAAGCCTATTGCAAGGTGCAAATATATCTCCCGAAATTGAACGCCGCATCAATAGCGAGTATCAAAATTACTCCAATGCGGAGGCTGAAACGTGCATCAACTTTTTGCTTTCAAACCAATCTGAGCTGAATGACCCCAAAAAACAGTTTGAAGCACGCTTAAAAAACTAATCTTTAGTACGTTTGTTTTGCCCCGCTGCGGTTGTGGCGGGGATTTTTTAATTTTTGAAATTGAAAACGATGAACAAGGAAAAAACCCTAGAGGTCTTTGCAGAAATCGCCGCCTTGCTCCGATCGGTAAGGCATGAAGATCCCGAATACTGGCAATTTAATGTTGTTGCATTGGGTATAATTTCGGGTAAAACGCTTGATTGGGAAGAAATGGAAATCGCATTAATCGCACTATCAAACTATCGGCCATGATCTTAACAATAATTCTCACAATCGCCCTGGACACCATGCCAATTCAACCTATCCGGGTTTTGTTGCCGCGTCCGGTGAAATCACAAACCGTAAAACCAAAACGAGATGACAAAAACAAGGGTACTAAAACTGACGATGCAAATAGCCGAATTTTGGGTAGTCGTCCTGCTGATTTGGTTAGCCGTTAAGAACTTGCTATGAAAGAGCTTACCTACTTTTGCAATGTTGACCAAGACTGCGTGCTGCACGTACCACGCCGATTCAAACAGGAAGTAGGCGAAAAGTTTAGAGGGCAACGGATCGAGATAACAATACGCAAGAAAAAAAAGCACCGAAGCACAGAGCAAAATCGGTATTACTGGGGTATTGTTGTACCATACATTTTGGAAGCGTTCATCGAGTTAGGAAACGACCTGCAAGAAGGCAACCCAGAACATGCGAAATTGATACATGATTTCCTGAAGCGTCGTTGTTTGCCAGCTAGGCAGGTTTGTGACGCGCACGGGGTTGAAATTGAACTTACTCCAAGCACCGCAGATTTATCAACTACCGAAATGATGGAATATATTGATCGGGTTTGTTTGTTTTCGGCTGAGTCGCTTAATGTGGCCATACCGCAACCAAATGAGCAAACCCGCATTTTTGAATAATTAAAATTCAAGTTATGATACTAGAGCACATTCGATGTGAACAAACCCAAGACAGCACGCGCGGCACATTGATAGCACAATTGCAAAAAGACAGTTCAATCCCGACATGGATTTGCGATGTTCTTGAGGATGGTTTTCGCAAAATCAAGGAACACGGTAAGACCCGGATTGATTGCAAAACCTACCACGTCGTACCGATCCAATATGGTAGGTTTTACCAAAAGTACAACGAAGCACACGGGCATCAATTTGCAATTGCGTTGATGGATAACCCGCCAATAGACCGCGCAGGCCGTCACGGTAATGTGCGGGTGCATAAGGGCAACAAGGCGGAAGATACGGAAGGATGTCCACTGGTAGGCCAAATCCGGTTTTCCAGCGTTGATAAAAACTTTGTGCTGCTTGCGGGTACTTCAACTTCTTCGTACTTGAAGCTTTACAAGCTATTGGAACCACTTTTCAATCCGGAAACCAAAGCCTTTTCTGAGGATGTTTTTTGGAGAATCACTGAACAATTTGCATAAAATGAAAAAACCACTTCGCAGCGAATACGGCTACTCGAAAAAAACCGGGTGGCAAGATGATCGCGACCGGGATTTGTACGACGCTGCATTGCTGGAATATTACAACCAACCCCGGAAAGCTGGCAAGGTTCGCGTTCGTCCTATTAACGAAAGTTGGATTGAAGTCTTAAAGCACTTCGATTCATCCAACTCACAACGTAGTCAAGGCGCTTTTTGCCGGTGGGCAAATCTTAAACCGGCTAGCTTTTCGAACTGGAAAACAAAGCCGATCAAAGACGATTTGAAGCGGTTTATTTTAGAATGGGTTGAAACATTTGATCAAGATGAGTAGAGCAAACGCAATTACCACAAACGTAATCCGCCAGATCAACCTCCAAGGTTGCGAAGCGTGGAGAAATAATACCGGGGGCATTTTCGATGCTGCCATCGCGCTCAAAAAGATCTGGAATGTAGTCCAGTCTGGAAAGGTTACGACGGTAGAAATCAAGAAAGCGTTGCAATCCAGCTACCGCAAAACACATGAACGCCTGGGCGTGTCGGATGTGATTGGATTCACCAAACAAGGGGGATTTATCGCCGTCGAGGTAAAAGGGAAAGGCGACGTGATCAGCTTCGAGCAAAACGCATTCCTGAAGGATTTAGCAAATAAGGGGGGCATTGCTTTTCTTGTTTGCGAATATCCCGAAAAGGTGAAGTTTAAAATACCTGGATCGGAAAAAATTACCGTGTGCAACGATATGAATTTCTTGAGCTTGTTTCGATTGAAACTAGATGAACCATTCTAAAACTATCAACATGGAAACAATATTTTGCATTGGCCTTTGCCTGGCAGTTGCTTTTATCTTCTACCAAAAATCTGAAAAAAAATGAGCGATTACGTAACAGACAAGGATATTAGAGCATGGGATATACTTAGAGGCTCTGACCTAAAGTATACGAAGCCGAAAAAGAAAGAACCCGCACCGCGTAAAGAAAAGCAGATTGCACCGGAACAAGCACACCTACCAACTAAGGCGGAATATAAAAAACGGGTATCTACTATAAACATGGCAAGTGCAACACAAAAAGCACTTAAAGTAGTACAAAACAAACTTGGTTATGATCTAAGCGCAAGCGGACACTATACGGAGCGTTTTAAGCGCAATCTGGGATGGCACACGTTTTGTCGGTGCATTCAGCTAATTTGTCCAAGTTTTACGTTGAGCGGAATACACGCGGCATTGACGGTGCCAAATGCGCCTAGTAAAACCACACTGCCCTATATGTTCCAATGTTCGAGAGAAAACCCGCATAGTGACGAGGATTTAAAACGGTTATTGCAAGAATAGCTACCTGAGGGTATTTTTCATGTTTTCAGAAAATAAATTGAAAAACACTTGTGCGTTGTCTAAAAGCAACGTATATTTGTATCATCACAAGCGGGGAATGCAACCCGCGCAAAATCTAAAAAGATGAAAAATACAATCATTCCAACCACAGTAACGAGCAATAACGGAAAAGTAACCGCAAAAGTAGCTACCAAAGAGTGGCAAAAAGAAGGCAAAGTTAGAACATACATCACCCTCCATTTCGATCGCGAAACATTGGATTTAGGCTACATTGACCACAACAACGCCAACAACTACGAGTACAAGCCATTCAAAGGCTTCCAGAAAGACTGGAAAAACGCTTTTGAAGCAGCCTTGGAAGTTGCAAACGCTTAAGATAAAAACACGCAATTGGACTAATTTGGGATTGTTAACCAATAAAAAATCTATCATGAAAAAGTATTCAAAAAAAACAATCAAATCTTGGATTGTAGCAACTTTTCGCCAAATTGGTGTTTATTCTTACTCATTCAAACCAACGGGTTTAACTCAGGAAGAGTACGACAATTTTTACCACTGGTTTGATGTAGTGGCAAACAACACCCCACACAGCACGATGTCTGACATCGTAAACAAAATTCACAGCAACCAATAATGGAACAAACTATCCTGACCGCCCTCCGCTCCGCAATCCAGGAGCGGGGGCTAACAATCGCCGATGTTGCAAAGGCCGCGAAGGTGAACCGGACAACGTTGAGTTTAATGTTGTCCGGTGTTAAATCCCCTACCTTACGGACGTTGTGCCGGGTGTGCGGGGTGCTAAATTTCGAACTAAAAATTACAGAATAACAAAAGCCCGCTCGGAGTTGATCCCGGCGGGCTTGCTATTTTAGGCTTAGTCTTTTTTACCCGAAGCCCACCGCCAAAGTATTTTAGCGTTGACTCTTTGATTTTGTGAAGCCGTTTTAAATCCAGGGAAACAATTCTCTAATGGTGGCCACGCTGCGCCCTCTTGTGTTGAATCGTATATCTTATTCCAGCCCTGAAAGAGCTTATACACCATTCGCCCCATGTTGCTACTGTAGGTGTTGCTGTATCGTCCTGCCTCCATTCCTGCGGAGGTTGCGACGCGCTTAAAGTAGGTTTTCAGCAAGGCTATTATTTCTGCTTGGTTTAGCTGCCTGTATTCATCCTTGAACTCAATTTGAACTACCGGGACTGCAATAGGTTTTGGGTTTTCGATCTTCCCAAGTAGCCGCGTTTCTACATCATTTTGCACGAACTGCTTCACATGCTGAGGGACTTTTTCGAGTGCTTGACGATACGCATTTTGGTTTTGCTCGTTTTCGATTTTTTGCGCTGCCTTTTCAAATTCTTTTTTTGCGTCGGCTACCATTTTTTCTAGCGTTTCGTTTAGCGCTGGTATGGCTAGGCTTGGATTTGTTGATGCTGCTAAGATTGCTTGCTTTTCGCTTTTTTTTTGCCGCCTTTCAATTTCAGCTTCAATCATTTCCAGCCCTTGTTTTGCAAGTTCTTTGGCTTCGCCTTCATTGATTAGCGGCAACTTTGCTTTATACCGCGCTTGTTGGGTAGTTAGCCATTCAATAGTTTTTTCGTAGATCCTCATATGATTTCTTTGTTGATGTATAGCAGCTCCAGCTGTAGCTGAATTTGTTCCGCAACATCTTGATAATCTGTAATAGATAGAGTTGTTTCCAATAGTTCGATAACTGCGTTTAAGTGCGCTTCGTCCGGTTCTTGTACATGCGTTTGTACTCGCTCAGGAGCAGGAGGTTGAACGTCACCCCCTACCCCGCCTAAAAAGTTTCTCGCACCTTTACGCCCAGGTCAACCGCTTCCCGTTTTACCCCATTGTCAAAAATGCCAATCAGAATAATAGAAAGTACAATAGCCCCCTCTGCAAAGCCCATCCAGCCCCGCGCCTGTGATTTATTCGCGCTTGTCTCTAGGTTGTACTCATCCATCGCAGCCTGATTTTTTGCCTCAGCTGATGCGATTGTGGCAGCTCGTTCTTGCTCTACATTGGCTAAGATGTCATTGATTTTTGCGGATTGCTTCAAGGCCGGGGCGGTTACATTGCCTTTCCATTTTGTACCTAAGTACGCGCTTTGGGTGCGTTGGTATTCTGCCCGGCGTTGATCGTAGTAGTTTGAAATGCTGTCAACCGAAATCAAATCCACATTAATAGCAGTATCTTTTTTGGAAACAAAATCAACAACCTTTTCCGCACCGCCCAGGGATAACATCACGCCCATTACGATACCGAAAACACCCATGCACCCCTTTAGCACCATCATCGCAAAATCGCCACCGCCCTTGTTGTGCGCGCCGGCTTGAAGATCATCAACAAAGAATTTCAGCATGAACTGGAATCCGATGACAAGGATAGTACCCGCACCTGCAAGGACATAAGAAAGCCCGGAAACAAACGTCTCATCTGCTCGAATTTTCAAGTGGGCGAAGATAGAAGATGCGCTCAGGATTGTAGCCAAAACATAGATGCCTAGCGCAATCCAAAAAACCTGATAGTTCCTGCGCACAAAGGAATTGTCTTTTCGGAGCTTGTCTTTAGACTTGTCAATAATTGTGTTGTAAGTTTCTAGTTTCATGTTAATTATCTTTTTAGATTTGTTTGTAAAAGGTTTTTAGATTGTTTGAAATTTGTTTAATATACTTTTCTCAAACAATTCTCAAACTTTATTGCAATATTAATCTAAACTAATCTAAATAGCAAGTAAACAATAAATATATTTTTTATTTAGGCTGGTTTAAAAAACAAAGCCCCGGACACAATGCGTGAACCGAGGCTTTTCTAATGTCCCAAAAACGAAAGTATAGAAAGGTTACTTAAATTATCCTGTTATCAACTTGGAAATTATCACCGCTGCGTTCTATCGTTGCAAATCCGTGATTCCATTTTGATCGCCCAATCCAAGCTGGGTTTAAGTTACATAAGCATCCAGTACCCCACCCACCTATCATTGTGTCGTCAAGTTTGGGATCTATATCTGTCTGTGTCCTATGGTAATGGCCAATCAAAATATTCACACTAGCTTTTATTCGCGTCTGCCTAGCATGATATATGCCACCACCAAAATGGCTACGGTATTCGTGACCGTGGGCAATAAATAGCTTCCCTGTCTTTGCTATCTGGTTTTGTGGCACATGGTGGATTCCAAAGCCCTCTAAACCTAATTGCTCACTTAGACTTAAACCAACTAGGTCAAAAAGTTCTTCTGCGTTGCGCATGACGTAATCAGTAAAACGTTTTTCGTGGTTTCCTTCTTTGTAATAGATCGCGGCTTTTGGAAACAACCCGCGAATCTTAACCAAAAACTCTTTGCAAAGGTTGATTTCTTTTTTTAGGCTTTCTGTTTCAATAGATTTTGCAAAGTGGCTGATCCGTTCAGCGTCGATGATGTCGCCATTTAAATAAATGCAATCTGGTTCATACTTATAACCCCATTCAAGCGCAGAAATTAAAGCCTTTTTGTCGTGTCTTGGAAAGTGTATGTCAGATAGAACCAAAATTCTATTACCTTCAATTTCGATGGGTTTAGAACTATCATCTATGCCATCATCAAAGTCGCCAAAAGCAGATTTAACGTCTAACCCAATGTCAAGTTGAATTTTTTCAATTTCTTTATATTCCTCCACCCCATTTAATAAAATAGCCGCACGAGCTTCATTTGCAGTTATCCCAAGTGTGCTTGCTATTTTAACTCTCCCTAACCCCTGTTTAGCTAGTTCAATTGCTTTTTTCAACACATCGTTATTCATGCGATTGTTTTTAAATTTTTTGGCAATATTGAATAGGAGGAGGACAAAACATAGCCGGGCGCAGATGCCCGGCATAATAATTACTACTTTGCAGAAAAGGAACGGGCTGCGTTCACATCAATTGCAATATCTTGTATAAGGTCGAATAGTCCTTCGATGGCAACCAGGAAGAACCCGCGCAAACCTTCATCAGCTACTTTTTCGTTAATGACCTCAGTCAAATACCCGATCACCAACGCGCGAAACTCAGCGCCTTGGAGGTACTCCGAAGCATAAGCCTTAAGTTGCTCAGGGTTGTCCTTAATGTCATCCAGGAACAAGTAAGTCGAGTTCACTATCTTTGTCGCCAAGCTCACCAACAACGCTTCTAGTGCCTCCGAAGCTACCTTAGATAAGATCGGTTTAATCTCATCCCCAACGGCGGGTAAAAGAGTGTCGCGGAGATACCCAACCCAAACCGCGTTGAGCTGCTTTTTGTTGTCGGCTTCATTGTCGCTCAGGGCATCTACCGTATCATCTACGGCAGCTAATGCACCCACGGCGGCTTTATCGCCAAACGTTCCGTCCTTGAATAGGTCATCTACCTTTTTGCTTCCGAAAGGGTAGGCGGCCTTGAATAATAGGCGGCCGATAGTCCCAATCAATTTGGTCTTTGCCATTTTAGTATTGATTTTATGGTTAAAAAATTATACCTTGCTTGCAATGGTTTTCAAAGTGTTTTTTCATGAGATTGTGAAGTGTTGAGATTGATTGTAAGCCGGGCAAATGCTCGGCTTTTTTTTGTTGTAAAAGTAGGCAACTAACCACCTATTCAGGTATTGACGGCTGCCCCCCATATGAATCATTATCACTTTTCAGATTCCTCTCCTTCTTCTTTTTCCTCCTCGACTGGCTTCATGTTTCCTGGGATTATTTTCCTAATAATGCTCCCAATATCCGTTCCGGATACAACCCGTGTATTTTCTAAGATCGAAAGCAGTTCGGTAAACGCAATCGCACCAGTTGCAAAGTAGGCAAGCGATGCGGGTAATTTTAGTGCCACTTCAACCCCATGACATGCAAGTATAGACCCTGCGTAAACAATTAGCTTGTCAATCATCCGCCGGGCTTTTTTGCTGTTTGGTTTCTCGCCACGGCGCATTGCGGCACGAATACCAGTAACGGTATCTAAGATAATCAACCCACCACAAAGGGCAAGGAAATGCCCAACAGGCACAATAAACCCTGCTAACATTCCTAGTAATCCGTAAAAGTAAGTATCCAGGCTGGTAAAAAATTTGCTCATAGTGATTCGCATTGTCGTGGAGACTGGTAGTTTAAAAATCCATTTGCAAAAACATTCTGTGCGGTGCTGTCCTATTCCCTCCAAACCAAGCGGAGTTTTTTCCCACGATGCGGTATCTTAATTCGTTTCGTTGCTTTCCAAGTGTGTCGAGATTGAGCAGTGCGGTAAATTTTCCATTCTCTTGCAGTATGGTAGCGGCATAGAATCGGTTGCTTAGGATGCAAATAATCCGATCTTCTTGTGGCCTATTTGCATTATTGACATTCTCATACAGGCAGATTTCAAACGCATTTCTACGGGTCAGGTACGGCCTCCAGGCTACCATGACGGCGTTCTTATTCTTCTTGTAATCGTCCCATTTGTAGAATCCAAAGAGCTTATTCCAGTCCAGGTTATCAACCCCTAGGCTAGTATAGTAGCAGGAAGAATCCAGCATGAAAGTTACCGTAACCGTCTTGGCCTGCTTAGGTAGCGGGAACGGGGACGGCTTGAAATCGTGCTGCCCAGCCTGGACGGTGTAGGTTTTCGGTATACGCTCGTTTGTCCCGTCGTCCGGTGTGCAACTGGACAGCCAGAAAATTAGCGCAGCGATCAGGATCACCCAAACCCAAAATTCTTTTAGCAAGTCTTTAAAAAGTCCGTTCATTTTGTAGAGTTTTTGACGATTTGACGGGCTTGCTTGACTAGTTGATAGTTTCCAAGCAAGCTAACCCATCTGCCCGGTTCAATCTGGTACAAGTCCACGTTTTCACCAGCACCCGCAATATTTTGAAGCAGCACCCACCGATCCGAGTAAACCGTGAACGGAAAGATGTTTTGGGCGTTGATGCGAATGCGTACCGATCCATTGGCAAGTTTCGTAACTGCAACAGGGGTATTAGCCACCCCAGGCCGCACCAAAATATAATCGCCTACCAAGCTATCAGCAAAGGTCTTTTCAATTTGTCGGAGCATTCCAGGCCGTCCAAAGCGAACTAAAGCGGTATTGATGCCCGTGAACCCCTTTAAGCTGCGCTTCTGGAAGATAAACCCGATTGCTTTTTCAGCCTGTTGCCGCCCAAAGTCGATCAGTGGATTGGCGTAAAAGTTGACTAGGGTTGTAGTGTCGTGGTACTTGATGCCCGAACAGGGATTGTTTTCGTCAAAGCCCACGGGTTGACTATTCATGACTTTGCGCCCTCCCCTAAATTCGATAATTTCAGTAAGCAGCACAACCGTATCGCCACACTCGTTTATCGTTGTCGAGAATGCGATTGAATCACTTACCACTTCAGCGCGTTGTGCCAGTGCAGGCAAGGCAAAAACAAGGATGCAAAAAAAGATAAAGTATTTCATGTTGCTAGTTTTAGTATTGTTTAATCCAGCCAATGCCCGTATAAAATTTAAATTTCCGCTGGCTTCCAGCTACTGCCGTAGTTACCGCGCTGCCTACAATTGTATTTCCGTTCCCGTTTATCGTTAGCGTCGTGATTGCGTTATTGTATGTAATCATAACGACCTGGCCGTCTACTGGCGAAGCTGGCATATTGAGCGTAAACGTAGCCTGTGTGCCTCCCTGATTAATCAAATTGTCGGCTATCGTGCTGGACAGTGTTACCGGGCTTGTGGTGCTGGTAATCGTGTTGTACTGCTCTGTATTGGCTCGTTTTTCGAGTAGCGTTCCATCCGTGGCGTAAATTGCATTGTAAACGGATTCGGTTTTGCTTAGGTCGGAGGCTTCTTTTGTTCCTGTGCCGTAATTATGAAAATTGATTCTCGTGTTTACAGTAGACCCAATCTTTACCTGGCCTGTTTCGGTTGTGGCCGCTGCATAACCTATTGCGATAGACCTAGCGTATGCGTTTGTTATGAAATTACCAAACGCATACGCAGTATCCGCTGTTATAGTATTGTTTGTCCCAATTGTGATTCCGATCTTTTTTTGATTTTCATTGTTATATCCCACAATAGTATTTTCAAAATTTAGCGACCTAGACAAAGCGCCTACAATGGTTGATTTCGGTTGATTCCTTTTAGAGTATGCTCCATCTCCAATTACTACATGGTAGTAAGAGTTTCCGCCGCCTTCTGTGTATGCATCACTCCCGATAATTACGCATCCGTCGCACTTCCCTTTTGTTGAAGACGTGTCACGACGGGTATTGCCTCCAATCCAAATAAGCGAGCCAACTTCTCCACCCCAACTTGTTTGG